TTATTGAGCCCGGCTCAGGGCCTTGAGCTGATACAACGCCTCCAGCGCCTGGCGCGGCGTGAGGGCATCGGGGTCGATGCCGTCGAGCGACTGCAGCAGGGCCTGGGCCAGCGGATCGGGTTCGACCACCGCAAGGGCGTTGCGTTCAGCCAGGGCATCCTGTTGCTTCACGTCCGACTCCGATTCCATGAAGGCCGGCGCACTGAAGAGGTCAAACTGCGGCGTCGGTTGCATGGACTGGCTCTCCAGCGCCGACAGGTGCTTGCGGGCCGCGCGGATCACCGGCGCCGGCACGCCGGCCAGCTGCGCCACCTGCAGGCCGTAGCTCTGCGAGGCCGGGCCGCTTTGTACCGCGTGCAGGAAGACGATGCTGTCCTTGTGCTCCACCGCGGAGAGGTGGACGTTGGCCGCCGTGGGATGGATGTCCGGCAACTGCGTCAGTTCGAAATAGTGGGTGGCGAAGAGCGTAAAGCTGCGCGTCACGTCGATGAGGTGCTTGGCGATGGCCCAGGCCAGCGCCAGGCCGTCGAAGGTGGAGGTACCACGCCCGACCTCGTCCATCAGCACCAGCGAATGCTCGGTGGCGTTGTTGAGGATGGAGGCCGATTCGGTCATCTCCACCATGAAGGTCGAGCGCCCGCCGGCCAGGTCGTCGGCTGCGCCGATACGGGTGAAGATGCGGTCGATGGGGCCGATCACGGCACCGCTGGCCGGCACGAAGCTGCCTACGTAGGCCAGCAGCGTGATCAGCGCCACCTGGCGCATGAAGGTCGATTTACCGCCCATGTTGGGGCCGGTGATCAGCAGCAGCTTGCGCTCGGCCGCCAGTTGGCAGTCGTTGGCGATGAAGCGCTCGATCTGGTTTTCCACCACCGGGTGGCGGCCCTGCTCGATCTGGATGCAGGGTTCGTCCACCAGTTGCGGCGCGCACCAGTTGTTGCGTACGGCATGGTCGGCCAGGGCGACCAGGGTGTCGAGCTGGGCCAGCGCGTGGGCGATGGACTGCAGGCGCAGGATGTGCTCGCCCATGTCGTTGAGAAGCTGTTCATAGAGGAACTTCTCGCGCGACAGCGAGCGTTCCTGCGCCGACAGCGCCTTGTCCTCGAAGGCCTTGAGCTCGGGGATGATGTAGCGCTCGGCGTTCTTCAGCGTCTGGCGGCGGCGGTAGTCTTCCGGCACCTTGTCGGTCTGGCCGTGCGTGACTTCGATGTAGAAGCCATGCACCTTGTTGTATTCCACCCGCAGGTTGGCAATGCCGGTGCGCTCGCGCTCGCGGGCTTCCAGTTCCAGCAGGTACTGGCCGGCGTTTTCGGACAGGCCGCGCAGCTCATCGAGTTCCGCATCGAAGCCGCGTGCGATCACGCCGCCATCGCGCACCATGGCAGCTGGTTCCAGCATGATGGCGCGTTCCAGCAGGTCCAGGCATTCCACCGGCGTGGCCAGGTCTTCATGCAGCTGGCCCAAGAGTGGCGCATCGGCGTCACGTCCGCACATTTCCACATAGGCGCGCAGCGAGCCCAGTTGCTGCAGGCCGGCGCGCAGGCCGGCCAGGTCGCGCGGACGGGCCGACAGCAGGGCGATGCGGGTGGTGATGCGTTCGATGTCGGGCACCGCCGCCAAGGTGGCCGACAGGCCCGAGCAGGCGTCGGTGCGCATCAGCGCATTGATGGCCGCATGGCGCGCCCGCGCCACCCGCTGGTCGCGCAGCGCGTGATGCAGCCAGTGGCGCAGCAGGCGCGAGCCCATGGCGGTGCGGCAGTGATCCAGCGTGGAGAACAGGGTGGGCGCCAGCGCATTGGCATCCTGCGCGCGGATGGTTTCGGTCAGTTCGAGGTTGCGGCGGGTGGCGGCGTCCAGGCCGATGAATTCGTTCTCGGATTCGACCGTCAGCGTGCGCACGTGCTGCAGGCCGCGCCCCTGGGTGGATTGCGCATAGCGCAGCAGCGCGCCGGCCGCGCAGATCGCCGGCCCCAGGCCATCGGCGCCAAAGCCGTGCAGGGTGGCCACGTTCAACTGTTCCAGCAGGGCCTTTTCTCCGCTGGGCTGGTCGAAATGCCAATCCGGCACCGTCACGGCGCGGTTGGGCAGCAGCGGCTCGCACAGATCCAGCTGGCCATCGGCCACCAGCACCTCGGCCGCCGAGATGCGTTCCAGTTCCTGCTTCACGCGGCCGTCCAGCAGGGTGGTCTCGACCGTGAATTCCATCATCTTCAGCGCGCCACTGGCCATGGACAGCCAGGCCAGGCCCACCTGCATCTGCTTGCGTGACTTGGAGGGCAGCAATTGCATGGCCAGCAGGCAGCGTTCGGCCTTTTCGGGCAGCAGGTCAGAGTCGGTCAGGGTGCCGGGCGTGACCACCCGTACCACCTTGCGCTCCACCGGCCCCTTGCTGGTGGCGGGATCGCCGATCTGCTCGCAGATCGCCACCGACTCGCCCAGCTTGATCAGCCGCGCCAGGTATTGCTCCACCGAGTGGAAGGGCACACCGGCCATCTTGATCGGATTGCCGTTGGAGGAGCCGCGCTGGGTCAGGGTCACGCCCATCAGGCGCGAGGCCTTCTCGGCGTCGTCGAAGAACAGTTCGTAGAAATCGCCCATGCGGTAGAACACCAGCGTGTTGGGGTGATCTGCCTTGATGCGCAGGTACTGCTGCATCATAGGAGTATGGCGGGAAACTTCCTCGTCGCTAAACTGTTGATTTGACGCTGAATTTTCTTTAACTGCTTGATTCATAAAGACTTTGCTGTTCTGTGTGGCGTAAATAGTTTCCCCGTCAAGCCCCGCCAAACCAAGCATACACTTCGCTTTTAGCGTAGCTTTTTCGACTCGCCTTGGAGCGAAGTTACGCTACAATCCCGGCGCATCACACATGTGGTGAAAAGTTACGCCGGAGGGGGCATGTATTTTGACGCAAGGGCCGCGAAGCTGCTGCAGCCTGGGCAGCACCTGGTGGTGCCAGATCATCCTGGGCTTCGCCTGCAAGCCACCGAGTCTACACGGACTTGGGTCTATCGCTATAAGAGTCCCGTCGACGGGAAGATGCGCCAGGTGAAGATCGGATCGTGGCCGGCAATGTCGGTCGCGGCCGCGATTGTACGTTGGGAAGAGCTGAAGGTCGAGCGCGATGCCGGCGTCGACCTGGCCGTCCAGCGTCGGGATGACCGAAAGCAGGCTCAAGAGCTGGCCCACTCGGCGAAGGAATCAGAGAGACTCGCCAGCTTGTCTGTCAAAGAGGTCAGCAAGTTCTACGTCGAGGGCCACGTCCGCGTAAATCGAATGGATAAGGGCTACAAGGAAGTGAAGCGGATCTTCGACACCATGCTGGGCGAGTTCGGAGACCGGGCCGCTATATCGGTCAGCCGGCGCGATGCCTTCACTTTCCTGCAGCAGTTCCTGCACATCCCGGTCCAGGGCGCCAATCTTCGGCGCGAGTTGGGCGCCGCCTGGTCATACAGTCTCGACGCCGGCAATCTTCCGGACGACACCCCTAATTTCTGGCGCGACATCATGCGCGGCCAATTCAGAAGCCGTGGCCACCAGGTGCGAGGTGAATACCGAGGTACCGACAAGCGAGTGTTGTCAGAGGCCGAGCTGGCGCTCCTCATTCCTTGGCTGCCAAATTTCACCGGCATCAATGAAGACGTCTTGACTATGTACCTGTGGACGTGTGCTCGAGGTGCTGAGATCTGCGAGATCCATAGGGACGAAATATCGGAAGAGGCTGATGGCTGGTGGTGGACGATACCGAAGGCAAAGACAAAGAACCGGCGCCAGGGCGGCGCCACTGATCACCGCATACCCTTGGTCGGTCGTGCGCTTACGGTGGTAAAGCGTCGGCTGCAAGATCCGGTAAACGGCTACCTGTTCACCGCGAGGTCTGGCCAGATCTGGCCGCAAAAGAATGTGGGTGTGGCCGTTCATTACCACCGGCCGGAAAATGAAAGCAGGCCTCAAGAGCTGCGCAAGCGGCTGCCGGTTTCAGGGTGGGCGCCGCACGATTTGCGGAGGACGTCCCGGACGTTGCTGGCTGCGATGGGGTGCCCAGAGGACATCGCTGAAATGATCCTCGGGCATATGTTGGAGGGCGTTAGGGGAATCTACAACCGCCATAAGTACGACAAAGAGAGGCGCGAGTGGCTCACGCGCCTGTCTGAGCGGCTGGAGCAGATTGCTGCTGGCCGCGTCCAGGCTTCTTAGCTCCGGTGTTGGGAGGTGGCGCGAGATCCGAAACCGGGCGATTTTCTGCCCACTCCAGGACCTCCTTCACCAGCCAGCCCACGCGCCGGCCGCCAAGATGCCGAGGTGCTGGAAACTGCTGCTCGCGGATCATCTTCTGGATGGTGGTCTCGCTGAGCGTGGTGGCAGCGCAAAGCTCGGGCATATCGAAGTAGATCTTCAGCTGCGCAATCATGGCTTGATCCTCCTGAATTTCACCACCCACATGGGGCCATTCATCAGGGCTGGATGCTCTTTCATGCTACGCTCCCCAAAAAAACTGGGGGATTGCAATGAAGCGAAATGACTCTGACGGCAAGACTTTTACCCTCTTCTCCCCTGGGGATTATCTCGAGAAAATCCTCTGGGAGTATCAAAGGCTCAAAAAAATTGACGCTGGGGAGTTGCCCGGATACCTCTATCAAACGGTGAATTGCCTTAGTGATATTTGGCATATGTGCGATTGGGTTTACGCGGCTACTAACCAAGGGATGAAACCGACGAGAAACGGTTTGAGATCTTTCCGAGAAACCATCCGGACTCAGGATCGAAATCTTTCCATCGCCCGTGAGATCGCTGACGCCCACAAACACTCGCGAGTTGACTCTGCGCCCGATCCCGATATCACCACAGGATATGTACTCGGCCCCGGCCCACTGAGGAAGGCTCCGACTTCGTGGTTCATCCTCGATGGTGAAAAGTGGTTGAAGCCCGAAGAAGTCGTGGAGAGTGGTATTAGATTCTGGATCGACTATCTGAGTCGTCACGGCTTGCTGGCGGAGACCCCGTTGGAGCAGATATATAGCAGCAAGAAATCGCTGCTTTAGAGCGCAGACCTCGTGTTGCGGCGGTATGGTCACGATTGTTCTCCCGACTTCTTTGCTGTGATACGGTCCAGGCGCTCGATCTCGGCCATGATAAGTGCTGCGGCCTTCACTAGATCGCGGCGGGAGTCGGTGGGCTTCCACCAAATTTTCGCCCATGGCCATCCTGCGGGAGCATTCGATTTAAAGTGGCCATACACCGAGCAGATTGCATAACATGCGGCGGCTCGTGCAAGTTCGCCATTTTTATATGGGTCGTCATGCTCTGGCGTCCAGCCCTCGACCTCCTGCTGCCGGCGACGTTCGGCCAGCACATCACGTGCGGCATCGGAAAGGGCCGACTGCGATTCTTCCGCAGCCGGGCTAATCCGGGCGAAGCGGGGATTCCGCTGTGGGGGCTTCTGTGGACTCATGCTCCCTCCGTCATGCTGTGAATGATTGCGCGGGCGTGGCCACTTGTCATATGCATGGTCTCGGCCTTGAGCTTGGCCAGCTCGATGCGCACGTCGTCGATGTCGGACTGGAAGACCATCATGCCGTAGCTGAACTTGTTCGCCAGGCGCCAAAGCGCCTGGATCGGCATGGGCCGCCCGGAGATCTTCTCGTGGCTGATAAAAAACTCCACGAACCCGACGATGGCGCCGGCGAGGCTATACCAGGTGTGATCACCTGGGGCGCGATAGACTGCACCCTGGTGGTCAGCGTCGATATCGCCGGTGGTCTCCAGCTCCACCAGGAGCTTCTCCATTGGGCCGAAGGTATCGTTGACCAGATCGGGCAGTTGGGCCAGCGGCATGGATGCAAAGTCGATGCGCTTGAAGTTGCGGCCGGCTTTCTTCAGGCGGCTACGAACGCGGGTGTTCATTTGCTCTCCTTCGCCTTGGCCGCTTCCTCGAGCTGGGCGGCGGACTTGAAGGGCCAGTAGGAGGTGCCTTCAATGCTGTCAAGCTGCGGGCATACGGTGCCAGCGGCAGCCTTTGCTTTTTGCGCACGGGCTGCGGCCCACAGGTCGAAGCGGAAGTCATTCTTCGAGTAGGGATTTATCGCTTTATCATCGGCTGACCATCCTTCGCGGAGAGCATCGTTTCGCTGTTCCAGCGTGGGATATTCAAGACGTGGGTGAGTGGCCGGCGCGGTGGCCGACTTCGCCGCCTTGGTCGCTGCCGATGCCTTCGGTGTAGATGTGGCTGCCTTCTTCGGAGCGGAGGCCTTTTGCGTGGATGGCTTCGCAGCCTTTGTTCCCGACGGATGGGCCACCTTCGAGACGGGTGGCTGTGTCGACTTCACGGGCGCGGGTGCAGCTGGTTTGTTCGATTGCAGCTTGGCCTTCTTCGACGATTTTGCCGAGACATCGTCGCGCTTAACTTCGGCTTCGATGGCCGGGAAGTCGACTCCGTGGCGCTTGATGGCTTCCTGAAGCACCTCGGGCAGTCCCTTATTGTAATGATGATGCGCCTGGGTCGATGAGAAGAGCGAGGCCTGCAGCATAATCATAGCAAGTGCGCCGGCGTCCAGTTCCTTGATTTTTTCCTTCATCCTGGCGCGGCCGTTCCAGTCGCCAAAGGTGGTGTCCCAGCCGGCGTGTTTGAGCCAGCGCTTGAGCATATTGGAGTCGAGGCTGGACAGGACGATGAAGGCCACGAACTGCCAATCTTCCAAGGTCGGCCCGACCTCGGCTACCTTGCCGATGATCGCGTCAAGGGCGCGTACGCGAATCTTGGTGTCGAGCTGGGCCTTGGCGATCGCGGCTTTCTCGGTTGCGTTCGCGCTCTTCTTGCCGATGCCAAGCTCATTCATCGCTTCCTTAATGTCGCTGGTGCGGACGAGCTCGATTGCGTCGCCAGTCTTGGGATGTTTCACCAAGATTGGCTTGATGCCGCCGGCTTTAGCGATCTGTGCGTAGGTCCGGCGCTTAGGGTCTTCCCAGCATTTCTCATCGGACTTCGCATAAGCGCTCGTGGGCCAAGTGCCGGGTCCGGTGAACACCTTCGATGCCTGCTCGGGCTTGGAAATTACCTCAATCCCCAGGTCCTTGGCCTTGGTAATCTTGATCTCCGCCCAGGCATGTCGCTTCGCAGAAAAGCAGGCGGTGTCAGTGCAGACGTCTGCATCCTTGACGTCGTGGAACAGTTCCGGCGAGTTGCCTGTGCGCTGGGGGCACGTGGTGCAGGGACCGGCTTTGGGCAGCAGCTTCTCGTCCTTGATGTCGAACGGCGCTTTTGTCAGCTTCGTCATGAAGGCATGCTGGATATGTGCCGAAGCTGCGCGGGCTGACATCGGATCATTGTCCTTGTCACCACCGACTTCCGAGATTGCCTGCACCTGGAGCTTGCTACTCGGAATTCGCGCCACAAGCAACGCGGTCGACTGCGTGATCCTGCCATCAAAGAATGCCTTGCGCGCATCCTTGCAGAGCGCCAGCAGTTTGAGGCTGGCGTAGATGGTGGACTTGCTGTGCTTGACCTTCTCGGCCAATGTGTCGGCTGTATAGCCATACTCCTTCATCAGCTTGTCAAAGCCTTCAGCCTCTTCCAGCGGATGCAGATCCTTCCGTTTCAAGTTCTCGATCACCTGAATCTCGAGCGCCTGCTGGTCCGTCAAATCACGGATATAGACAGGGAGTTTCGACCAGTTCAAGACGCCGGTTGCGCGATAGCGCTGCTCCCCGGCGACCACCTCATGGTCCGTGCCTGGGTAGTCAGGGTCAGGCGGGACGGGACGAATGAGAGGCGGCATAGCTAGGCCATGCGCGCCGATGTTCTGCGCCAGCTCTTCGATGAAGGACTGGATGAATGTCTTCCGGGGATTTGTCTTGGATGGACGGATGCGTGAGCGATCCATCACCTCGAAGCGACCGACAAGCGCGAGCGGTTCCGTGATGGGCTGCTTGTCAGTTAGTTCGAATTTCCCGTCGTGGGGCTGTTCTGCGAGCGCAACTTCGGCGCCGTCATTTTTCTGCGACATGTGATCTCCTAACTTAGTGAATGGTTGGGATGGTGAACAGCAGGGCGCCCGAGAATCCGTGGTGTGGATTCATGATGTCGATACGCCAGGTGGTGTGGCCCGGCCTTGTCGGCCGGCACGGTTGCGGGATGCTCAGTTCGTACCCTGCAGCGAGCATCGCGTTGAATTCGTCTAGGAGCGTCCTGGCGGCTTGCTCGCCCAGCAGCGGAGAACAGCCTGCCTTCGAAGTAATGGCGAGGCCCAGCTCCTGCAGCGTCATCTGAGGTGCGGCCGGTGGGGCGGTGCGACGCATGCGATCACTCGCCGAATGCGCGGCATGCCTTGCTGCGCGCCTCTTTGGTACGGTCGCCGGCAATGCTTGCCGGCCATGGGACCTTGCAAAGCTCGCGCAGGCGGTCGACGTCGAACTGCTCGTCTTGCTCCTCGCCCCCGATAGGGGAGTCCAGGACGAGGGTGGGCGTATCAGCCCTTTGCAGGTCGTCGGTGACGGCCAAGACGAATTGAATGCCGAAGGCGGAGATGACGGCGATGGCGCCGACGAGGATCATCGCTGCGCGGAGAAGATTTTTCATCGGGACCTCACGGTGATTTTGCAGATGCCGAACATGTCGAGTGCAGACGTGTGCACATCAAAAGAGGAGGGTGCGATGATGGTCAGGGTCAGCGGAATGCCGCTCTCGCGGGTGACTGTGAGCAGGAAGGCTTTCATGGGGCGGCCTCCATCGGGCGAAGGCTGCAGTCCAGCAGCGCTGCGATCTCGGTCGCATCCTCGGCGCGAATTTCAAAGCAAGCCGAGGCGAGCCAAACTCTCCAAGTGCCGTCAAGCTCCTGCTCGACACTGCAGGCTTCGTTGTCGCGGCACAGCGCAAAAACTATTTGCTCGCGCCGTCGGCCCATGAGAAGTGACACATTTTTCCAGCCGGGTGCCTTACCGCGGGAGACATACAACATCAAGTTGCGAGCCGGCGTCTTGAAGTATGCGGAGCCGTCGTGCTTTTCAATCGCACTCATGCCGTCCTCGCTTTCACCCCGGTGGCGGGCATTGGCCAGAAGCGGCGGTCGCTGGTGCCTGGTGCGAGGTATTCGGTGCTGCCAGTGGTGAAAGAGAGTGTCGGCGCTTGGTTGCGCTTCTTGGTCTCTTTCTGGCACGCCACGCAGTGGCCGTATTGAGCCAGGTCTTTTGCGGTGGTCTGCTTGCCGCATTCGCACTTCTTCGCGACATGGGAAATCACGCGGGAGTGCGACACTCGCCGGAACGTATCTTCGCTCTCAGGCGCTAGGTAGAAGCGGCTCATTTAGCACCTCGCTTGGTGCTAGTGATGGCGATCGACTGCGCTTCAGCCGGAGTATGGCCAAGTGGCCACTCGCGGCGAGAGGGCGGGCGGCGACCGGCAAGAAAGTTGAACTTGGCTGGCAGCTGAGTGGCTGCGGCCTTTCTACGGATTGATTGCATCTATCCTCCATCTAGGGTGTGCTGCGCAGATGGAGGGATAATAAAGTTAAACTTGTAATTAGACAAGTAAAACTTGTATTAACGGGTATTGTTTTTAAAGTTTAAGCGGATGCTGGTTTTCTCGCCTGTGTGTAGGTGGGCGGATACAAAAAAACCGCCGAAGCGGCGGTTTGTCGAGATGTGGTCTATTTACGAAAATGTATTAAAGTCGCCCCGGACGAGCCCTGACATCGAGCACTTTATTGCCATTTGGATCGAAATCACATTCTGCAATATGGTTTTGATACGCACCAAAGCCATTCTGAAATTGTATTTTGTCGCCGATGAAAGTTAATGTTCCCTTGTCTTTGTCCAGCCAGCGGAATCGGCTGAATTTCAGCTCAAACGTTCCATCAGTCCATTTTGCTGAATATTTAGCTAATTTCTCCACCGGAGTAGCGCAGTAGACCGAGGCTCCAACCGAGTTTTTGTCACCCCAGCATTGAAGATCCATCTTGCAGGCTGCGTCTTTAGCCGATTGCTCAGCCTCGGCCTTTGCCGCTGCTGCCGGGTCTTTTTTGGGCTCTGTATCTGAGGATGTGCATTTGGAAACGACAAAGATTATGAAGGCAAGCGTAGCCAGGCCAGCTAGTACTTCTTTGGCAGTTGCCTTTTTTACTGGCGGTTTTGTTGGATTCTTCGTCCCACAATTCGGGCAGGTCTCGGCCTCGGTAGATACTTCTTTTCCACACTCCCTGCATGGTCTTAAAGCCATTTATATTTCCCCCTTGCTATTAAATTCTAAAATAGTTGCTTGCTTAGATTGTTAGAGAGCTCTGCTTTGCATGTAGATTACGTGGCCGATGATGATGCAATTTGCACCTTTGCAAATCTGTTTTGGATAATTTTTCTGGTCAGGATTATCTGAGACCAGCCACCACTCTCTATTCTCTCGGCGTAGGCGCTTTATCACGTCCTCGCCATCAAAGTTGACGGCGTATATCTGATTGTCTTTTGGTATGCGGTCTGCGGTATTGATCACCACTAAGTCGCCGTCATCCAATTTTGGACGCATGCTTTCGCCGCGAATCTTGAGTGCAATCAGGTTGTCCGGAAAGTATCCATGCTTTTCCAGCCATTCTTTCTGAAAAACAATTGGCATTCCCTCACCGCGCTCGGGTTCGGTCGAGTATCCACTTATGCCCGCTGAGAGTTTGAGTCTTACTGTTCTTATCGTCACAAAGTCGTCATCACCGGGTTCGTATGCACGAACTTGAATGTGGGAGTCTGGAAGAAGGGCCGCAGCCTCCTGAGTGGCAAACGCAGCGTTTGGCACATCGTCCCCAAAGAGAAGATCCTTTTCGGTAATTCCAAAATATTCGGCAATTTGCTGCAGGCGATGCGCGCGGGGCGTTCGACCCTGTGCGATCCACTGCTGGACCGCCTGAGGCGTAACTCCGCAGAAAGAGGCGAGGGCAGACATATTTCCACCGTCTTTTGCTTGGAGTAATTGCTGTAGTCGGTTTTTGAATTCCATCGCGCGATGGTACAAGCTGCGCTTGTAATTGTCTCTTGAAGAAATACTTGTATTCATACAAGTTAGCCTTTAAACTCGGCGCATGGAAACTTCAATCGAGAAAGCCTGCCGCTTGGTGGGCGGACAAACAGAGCTTGCCGAGAAGGTCGGTGTGACTCCTCAGGCCGTCCAACAGTGGGTTGCAAGGAAGTCCGCGCCCGCCGAACGGTGTCTTTCAATCGAACGAGCAACTGGCGGCGAGGTTTCTCGCTTTGAACTGCGGCCGGATATTTACGGGTCGCCGGTTTCCGCTGCTTGAATCGCTCCCTGGCGCATCGCCCATTTATGCAGGCCTGAGTGCGAGGTAGCGATGCCTTGGCCCAGCGAAAAAACACTCAGGTTGTCGCCAGGCCGAAGATCGCTTGCTAGTAAGCGGAATAGCGAGTCTGCCGATGCACGGGACTCGCCCACGAATGCGACGGATGAAGACGTCGAGCAGATCGCCACACTGCTCTGCAGGGTGTCTCGGACTGCTCGCGTTACCTGCAGAGCCACCTCGGGCAAGTTGTTCCTGGTGATCTTGGCTGCGAAGTGGATGAGAACTAAGTATCTGTCGGCCTTCATGCCCGTTACCTCATGTTTTTTGAATGATAGAGCGAAGCATAGCCGGTGAGAAAAAACCACAAAACCACAACTGAAGGGAGTTCTCGGTGAAAAAAATTTACACGCGATTTGTTTGGTGGTTGATCGGCCCGGCAGTGCGGGCCGAGTTGCTGAGAAGGAGCCACATTAGAGAGGCCGGAGAGGTCAATCAGTTCCGTCTACTGGTCTCTCGTAACACCCTCAATGGATGGGCGCGGGGTGATGAGCTTGAAGCGCGGCTGCACTTTTGGAGAACGATTCGACGAGGTCTGGTCGATTTGGAAAATCATGAGCGATTGACTGTTCCTCGACCTGAAGTCGGCTCGCAACCTCGCGTGAAACAGCCTTGATGAATTCATCTGGTGCGCTGGAGGTAACGGCATTCACAAACGTTTCCAGCGCCAAGATGCGACCAAGTAGTTCGTCATTGTTCAAGGGAATCTCCTTTGCAGTTTGGTTGAGTTGAGGTTGTGGGACTTCAATCTTATACCAGGGAGATTCCCGTCTACCTCCCGATGCTTGACACCGCCATGAAAGAGCGACAGTCAAAGGCATCGGTTTTTTATGAAAAAGGGGATCTTGTGAATCTACGCCAAGCAAATCTGGGCATGATTAATTCATATCCAGGCGGATGGGATGGCATGGCTGCGGTCTTAGGTCTGAGCCGCGATGCGCTTGAGAACCGAGTGTACGAGCGGAAGGGCCAGTCGGTGAGCGTACACCAAGAGCTGCAGATGCAGGAGTTCTCCGGGACTACTTTGTTTGCTGAAGCCATCGCGACTCGCAGTGGCGGTGTCTTCACGAAGCTGATTGAGCCGGGAACTGTAGATCGCGAAGACCTGCACTCCAAGTTTCAGGAATTGTGGGCCAAGGTAGGCGATTTGTCGCGTGCCTATACGGCCTATACCGACGACAACTATATCGATAGTCGCGAGAAGGCTGATTTGCAGCGCATTTCCAATGAGATCCAGCGAGCTATGCAGGAGCTAATGGCGCTCATGTTCCAGATCTATTGCAGCCACGAGCAGGAGCCGGTGAGTGGAGCTTGAGGACTTCGATGCGGTCAATGCGGCTGCGCTGGCCTCGCTGGATTCGCTGCTGGCTCAATGGTTTCCAAACGGCGTTGTTGATGGCGCCGAGTTTTGCATTGGTTCCCTTTCCGGCGAAGCCGGCAAATCTTTGCGTGTTCGCCTGAAAGGCGACAAAGCTGGTTTTTGGTCCGATTTTTCCATGGACGGCGAAGCCGGCCGTGATCCTATTTCGCTCTACGCCGCGAAGGAATCGATCTCCCAAGGGAAGGCGTGCGCTCGCCTAGCCAGCGATCTGGGCATCGCTATTCACGGGGCGGATAAGGTCAAGAGAATTCCTAGCGGAACTCCGCATTTGCCACAGAAATCAGCGCCTGCGCAAGCCGGCAAAGGGGTAGGAGCACCTCCGAAGGAGAAGAAACCCGCCAGCTCCTGGTGTCCGATCCTGCCGGTGCCGGACGCCGCTCTGCCATATCCGGTCGCTCATCCAGTGCGAGGAAAGCCGCAAATGGTCTGGGAGTATCGTGACCAAGACCGCCAGCTCCTCGGGATCGTTTGCCGGTTTGTCACATCGAGCGGCGGCAAGGAGGTTCTGCCATGCGTCTATGCTCAGGATGAAAAAACTGGAAACCGCAAGTGGCACTGGATTCAGTGGCGCGAACCACGCCCCTTGTATCTCCCTGAGTCCCTTCGTGAAGGGTTCCCGGTCTTGGTGGTTGAGGGCGAGAAATGTGCTGATGCGGCAAGGGCCGCTGTGGGTGATGCTTGGGACGTCGTGTCGTGGTCTGGCGGTGGTAATGGTGTCAAAAAGGCAGATTGGTCGCTGCTGGCGGGTCGGTCTCTGCTGCTGTGGCCTGATACAGATTCACACCGGTACAAAGATGGCCATGCCAAAGCTGGCGAGCTGAAACCAGAAGTCGAGCAGCCAGGCATGGTAGCGATGCAAGCGGTGGCGGAGTTGAACTTCGCCCAGGGCTGCTCGATTCAGTTCGTCGACATTCCTCCACCAGGCCACATCGAGGATGGTTGGGATGTGGCGGATCTGATTGCTGCGGGTGGGACAAAGGAGGAAGTATGTGCATGGCTTGCCCACGTGCGGCCTCCCTGGGTGGCGAAGCCTTCGAAGGAGGTGGATGCGCCTCCTTCGAAGGCGGCTGCCAGCGATGACGGGGTACCCGCTTGGGTCGATGCACCTACGCCAGAGGATGTACCCCATCGTCCTGCTGGCGCGGGCAGCATGGACCGTGCACAGATCAAGGCACTGATGCTCTATGGGGCGACCGGTGTGAAGCCCTGCCGGGAAAACGTCTTTCTAGCGCTGACCCATGATCCTGATCTCCAGGGGATCGTGGCCTTCGACAAGTTTTCCGAGCTGCTGATGAAGCGGCGTGATCCTCCCTGGGAGTCTGAACCTGGTGAGTGGACGGAAAGTGACGACTTCTTCCTTGGCCTGTTCCTCGGTCAGCATTACGGCCTGATCGTGTCGAGTATCGGTGAAATCGAAAAGGCAGTGGCGCAGGTCGCTCGCCGCCATGCATTCAATCCGGTTACGGACTACATGTCTGAGTGTGAGGCGAAGTGGGATGGCCACCCTCGCGTGGCTGATGCCTTCCATCGTTACTGGGGAGCTGAAGATTCCGACTACACGCGCCTAGTCTCCACAATGTTCCTTGTCGGTCTTGCTGCACGCGCCTACGTGCCTGGCATCAAGCACGACTGCGCTCCGGTGTTTGAGGGCGGCCAGGGTGCTGGTAAGTCTACGGCGTTGGAGGTGCTGGGTGGTGCCTGGTATGCGGACACTCCCTTCCGAATGGGTGAGAAGGACGGCTATCTCTCGATCCAGGGCATCCTGCTGTATGAGGTTGCTGAGCTGGAGCAATTCAATCGATCTGAAGTGACGGCGGTCAAGGCATTCATGTCGAGTAAGAAGGACCGATTCCGCGAGCCATATGGCAGGCGTATGCGCAACCTTCCCCGGCGCACGCTGTTTGCTGCGACGACAAACGAGGGGCAATACTTTAAAGACCCGACCGGTAGCCGTCGATTCTGGCCAGTCAAATGTGGCCGCGTCGATACGGTCGGCCTGGCCGAGGTGAGGGACCAGTTGTTCGGTGAAGCCGTCGCGATGTGGCGCAAGGGGGTTAAGTGGTACGCCACACGTGACCAGGATGTCCGCTTGATCATGCCAGCGCAGGATGATCGCGAGATCCCGGACCAATGGATTGGGCGGCTGTATGACTACGTAGAAGGAATTGATGCTGACGGTAATTCCTCAAGTGTTCGCAAGCTGGATCGTGTGACGGCGCGTGAGCTGCTCACACGAGCCTTGCATATCGAGATCGGCAAGCTCTCGCAGTCGAAGAACGAAACCATGCGCATCTCGGCGTGCATGCGCAAGCTGGGGTGGGAGAAGGAGCGTGATCCGCACGGGGCGCGGGAGTATTTTTACTTGCGTCCGAAGCCAGCTGTTGTCGAGCCGAAGGTTGTCGAGGAGGGCGATTATGCGATCCCCTTCTAGCGTTGTGATGTGTTGCCTAGTATCATCCTGCCAGGGATCGTGCGCGCAAGTTGCGCGTGCGGAAAAGGCGATGATTCTCGTCTCACCTCCCAACCTCGTCCAACCCTCCATTCCGAAGGTTGGACGGCTGAAAGCCGCCACCAAAGCGGCTTCGCCAACCTCCCAACCTTTTTTGCACATTCTCACGCACACGTGTGCATACGCGCGCGCGCGTAGGGACTCCTTTTCCCTTTTTTTATTTTCAAATCCATTCAAAAGTAGGTTAGCGAGGTTAGGAGGTTGGCAAAGCCGCATGGGAATTGGCTTTGCGCCGTCCAACCTTGCCGCCAACCTTTTTTTGTTCGAGGGGAGGTTAGTCGGGTGAGCAATCTGCGCCAGGAAATGCCAATAGTCGCCAGCATGATCGACGACCTGCGAAGGAGGCACGGCTTGCTTCCGGTTGATCGCCAGATACGGCGCTCGCTCCGAGGGGAACCGGTCTTTTACGCCCAGGAGAATGGCTCGCACATTGGGACTCCACAGAAACGTGGATCCTTTGAGATCTACTGGGACGAACGTGGGATCAGTCAGGAGCGCCAGATTGTGCTACCGCCCGTCTATATCGAAATCGTCATCGAATCGAGCAGCAAAGAGCTGCGCGTCATGCATCGGTGGCTTGGTAAGCAACAGCCGCCGGCATCCACCGGCAAAAACAGTGACAAGTGAGGGAAAAACTATGCTGGTAGCAATTGATGCAAATAAGGGAGCGATCTTTCGCGATGTCGGACACGCACTACACACCGCGTTCCTAGTGATCTCGAATGAGCCGCGTCAAGGATGTGTGACGCGTTCCATGCTCTTGCAGATGATGGCGACGATTGATCTGGACGCGCCGGGTCGCCAGTTGACACCTGGGCAAGCAGAATGGTTCTCTGCATTGAAGGGTTCGCCGGCAGGTGGCATTGATTTCTCGGGGCTGACCGATGATGAGATCCGTGCTCAGTGTGCGATGATCGTGGCCTCTGTGAATCATCATCTGCCCAGGATTGAGACGATGGTTGTGCGTGCGCGTTTTGGTTCGACGGAATACGAAGATGTTCATGGCGTGCGTCGATATGCTTTCTCCCATGAGCGGACCGCTGCGATAAGGGAACTCTCTGACTGGCTGCGACCGGTTCTTCAGAATATTCCGGCCATGGCGGTAGATGGATTGTTGGCCCGTCAGTTTGCGAATCACATGAAGACCAAGGTTTCGGTACGTGACCTCGCGGCGGCATTCGGGTGTTCGAAGTCCACATACCATCGGGCGAGCGCAGTAGTGCGCAATCATGTTCGCCAGCTAGAGGCATCTGCGCATCAGCGGCTGACGCGTCACTTTGTTGAGCAAGGGATTATCCCGGCGCCCACGGAGTTATCCACAGGCTGAAAAAGCTGTTGACGCATCTGGGACAGTTGTCTTATATTTTCACCACACTCGACGCAGTTACGTTTAAAGCCCTGGAAAAGAAATTTTCCGGGGCTTTTTCTATAGAGCTATGGCTATTGAAACACCTACAGGGGCACCCGTCAGCATACTCGGGCTTAATGAAGGTTTGATATAGTGACGCTCACATAAACGTGTGGAGCGGCCATGAACGGTAATTCTCGAAATCTCGCCCTTTCGATATTGGACTTATCAGACCGTCTGAATACGGTCGTCGGTGATTTTTGGCAGCTTCTTCGACAGCCGCCAGAAGTTCGCAGAAGCTCGCTGGATGATTTCTCCATAAGTCCGGGTGAGATCGTACTGGAGCCCTCAATATTGACCCCCATGGGAATCATTTATTCTCGGTATGAGATTGTTCGTGTTCGCGAGAGTAATGAGATCAAAGGGATGCTGCGTTTTTACCGGGCAGCTGGACGCGATGGCGAGAAGCAGAAGTTCTACCAACTTGAATTTGATTCCTATGGGCGAACGGACCTTGCCTCGTTGTGTTCTTCCCTCAATGATCATCAAGGGAATCCAGATGGATTCAGGCGGGCCTGGATGGAGATCTTAATTCTTGGGTTGTTCGAAAGCTTGGAACGAATTTGATGTTTCATTGAAGGGCGTGAGATTGCCCGACCTGCAGTTTGAAATTCTGGCCCCGCTTGCGGGGCATTTTTATTTGAGGTTGCATGTCGATGGCGGTGGAGTACAAGCGTCTTTACGGCACCAAGCAGTGGTTTCGCCTGCGTCATCTCCAGCTTAAGAAGGAGCCAATTTGCCGGTTCTGCTCCCAGCAGAAGCGAGTGACAGCGGCCTCGATCGTCGACCATATTGAGCCTCATCGGGGTGACGAAGAGAAGTTTTACGACCCAGAGAATTTGCAATCGCTATGCAAGCCTTGTCACGATTCCGTGAAACAGCAGTTGGAGAAGAGCGGAGTTATGCGTGGCTGCGATGAAGCTGGCCTGCCGTTAGATCGAAACCATCACTGGAACCGCAAATGAATTTCATCAAACACCCGACTAACAACGCCGTGCTGGGTGCGCCAGCGAACTGGGAGCACGCAGCGTTGCCTGTGGATGCGCTGCCGGTAACGCGAGGAGATATCGGGGGCAAGGATGTCGTTGTCTCGTTCTGGCGCCCGACCCCGGAAGAGATCGCAGCAATCGTCGCTGGCAGGGCCGTCGCGCTGGTGGTGGTTGGCGAAAGCATGCCGCCGGTCGCTCTGACCGTTGATGGTGAGTGATCAACTGGCTGGAGAGCCGCGCCCAGACTGGGGTTGGGCTCAGCATCGCAAAATGTTGCGTTTTTTTAATAAAAGTTGCGCTTTTGTAATATTAAGTGCCGGGGGCGGGTCGAAAGTTCCGACCGCGCCTCTTCCACACCGCTCGCCTCCCTTTTTTTTTCAGAGCGGGAAATATGGGAGGGGGGTATCTCGACATAGGAGGTCAGCATGGCTGGCAATTCCAACTCTGGTCGCAAGCCGATGCCGGCAGCATTGCATCTGATTGGCGGCAATCGTAGTAAAAAAAGCGCGGCCGAACTGGCTGGCGCCGGCAAACCAGTCGTTGCGCCGGCTGCGCCGCCCGAGTGTCCCGCATTTCTGTCCGACGATGCACGCGAAGAATGGCAGCGCATCGTCACGGACTTGCTGGTGATGGGGCTGCTGTCCCGCGTCGACCGGGCCGAACTGGCGGTGTACTGCCAGGCCTGGGGCGACTGGAAGCGCGCCCGAGAGAAGATCACCGAGCTGGGCGAGCAAGGTTTTTCCGAGATGACGCCCAGTGGTTACAAGCAAATGTCCGTCTGGATGCAGATCTCGAACCGCGCCGAGGATCGCATGCGGACAGCCGGCGCATCGTTCGGCCTGAACCCATCGGCGCGCATGCGCCTGAACGTCAACGCTCCTCAAGGGGAGCTCTTCCCCAATGAGCCCAAGGAAACCGCGAACAAGTTCTTCAACGACTGATCGAGCGACCGCCTATGCGCGTGCTGTTGTTAAAGGCACGCTGGCGGCCGGCCCCGACGTGCGCAATGCCTGCAAGAGGCACTTGCGCGACTTGAAGGAAGGGAAGAAGCGTGGCCTGCGCTGGGATCTGGAGGCGGCCAATCACGCCATTGCCTTCTTCGAGGAGGTGCTCTGCCTGAATGGCGGTGCGTTCGAGGGAAGTCCGTTCTTGCTACTCGGTTGGCAGTGCTTTGTGGTCGGCAGCTTGTTCGGGTGGATGGGCGCTGATGGTCTGCGTCGCTTTCGCGTGGCCTATATCGAGACGGCCAAGGGCAGCGGCAAGTCACCGCTCGCGGCCGGCGTCGGCCTCTTTGGCCTGACCGCCGACCGCGAGCAGCGCGCCGAAGTGTACGCTGCGGCGACCAAGAAGGAACAGGCTCAGATTCTGTTCCGGGACGCGATTGCGATGTACGAGCAATCGCCCCAGTTGGCTGCAAGGCTGGTCACGTCGGGCAGCAAGGGCAAGGAATTCAATCTCGCGTACCACGCCACGTCCAGCTTCTTCCGCACCATCAGCGCGGACGACGGGCAGTCCGGCCCACGGCCACACATGGCCCTGATCGATGAGGTGCATGAGCACAAGTCGCCGCTGGTGATCGAGATGATGCGGGCCGGCACGAAGAGCCGGAAGCAGGCGCTGATCTTCATGATCACCAATTCTGGTACCGACAAGCGGTCGGTCTGCTGGAGCTATCACGAATACGGCTGCAAGGTCGTGGCAGGCACGGAAGAGAACGACAGTCTCTTCGCCTTCATTTGCTCGCTGGATCCTGGCGACGATCCGTTCCAGGATGAGAGCTGCTGGGAAAAGGCGAATCCGAGTCTGTCGGTGGGCATCCCTGGCCTGAAGTACCTGCGAGAGCAGGTGACCGACGCACGCGGCATGCCCTCGAAAGAGGCCATTGTCCGCCGGCTGAACTTCTGCCAGTGGACCGAGGCTGATAGCCCATGGATCTCGGCCGATGTTTGGTTTGCATGCCAGGACGAAGAGAAGCTGCCGCTGGAGGCGTACTACGGCCGGGCCGGTGTGGCGGGTCTCGACCTGTCCAGTACGCAGGACTTGACGGCCTTGGTCCTGGCGCTGGATCCCACGCCGGAAGATCCGGTCACTCGGATCATTCCGTACTTCTGGTTGCCGGGCGATGGGCTGCACGTGAAGGCCGAGAAGGACCGGGTGCCATATCTGGTCTGGCGGGATGCCGGTTACTTGGAAGCGCTGCCTGGTCGGGCGGTGGATCGCTTGGCAGTGCTCAACCGTGCTGCCGCATTGACAGCGTCATTCGACTTGCGGGCGATCCATTGTGATCGCTGGCGCCTGGAAGACTTCCAGCATCTGATCAATCGAGAAGGGGTGGCATTGCCACCCCTTCTGCCGTTTGGGCAGGGCTTCAAGGACATGGCGCCGGCCATCGATGAGTTCGAGCGGATGCTGCTGGATCAGCGCCTGCGCCATGACGGCAATCCCGTGATGACCTGGTGCGCGGCCAATGCGGTGTTACTGACCGACCCAGCGGGCAATCGGAAGATCGCGAAGGAGAGGGCGACAGGCCGCGTTGATGGCATGGTCGCGGCGGTCATGGCGGTTGGCGGGACGCTCGGCGAACCCGAGGACTCCGGCGACCTAGACGACTTTTTGAGAAATCCGATCATTGCATGAAAACAGAAAAGCAAACCTGGTCCCGCCGCGTGAAGTCTGCGGTAGTTGGGGCCGTCTCTGGCTGGCTTGGTCGGGAGATACAGCTGACAGATGGTGAGTTTTGGCGGAGCTGGCTGGGGAATAACTTCTCCGGCCAGCGCGTGACCGTGAACTCCACCCTGCAGCTGAGTACGGCGATGGCGTGCGTTCGCCTGTTGTCCGAGGTGATCTCGACACTCCCTTTCGGCCTGTATGAGAAGGACAAGGACGGCACGCCTATCGCCGCCAGCGATCACCAGCTGTATTACCTGATCCATACCCAGCCGAATGCCGACATGACGGCCTCCACCTTCTGGCAGGTATTCATGGCCAGCATGTTGCTGCACGGTGTGGCTAGGGTCGAGAAGCGGATGGCGGGGCGCACGATCACCTCGCTGATCCCGCTGGTACCGGAGTGCATCTCGCGTCGGCGCATCTCTCCCGGCGTCTACGAGTGGCATTACAACGATCCGATTCTCGGAACGTCCCGTGTCATCCAGCCGGCCAATCAGTGGGAGGTGCCGGCGTTCACGTTGAATGGCGTCGACGGCCTGTCGCCCATTGCCTATGGCGCCAACGTGTTCGGCGCCGCCCTGGCCGCCGACAAGGCAAGCGCCGAGACCTTCACCAATGGTCTCAAGTCGCCGGGTCTTGTGATGATGGACTCCGTACTGAAGCCCGACCAGCGGGAGGACATCCGTCAGCACGTCGACAAGGTGCAGAAGACCGGCGGCGTCATGGTGATGGAGAAGGGCGCCGGCTTCCAGCAGCTGAAGATGAACCCGCAGGATGCCGAACTGCTGTCGACCCGCAAGTTCAATATCGAGGAAATCTGCCGCTGGTACCGGGTGGACCCCTCGCTGGTCGGTCACGGTGGGAAAGACAGTAATTGGGGTACCGGCCTCGAGGAAAAAATGACCTGGTTGGTCACGCTGGCCATGCGGCCCTGGGCGGTCAAGTTAGAGCAGGCCATCCGGAAGGATCTGCTCCGGCCCGAGGAGAAGCGCCGCTACTACGCGGAGATCGCGCTCGAAGGTCTGCTGCGTGGCGATAGCAAGGCGCGTGCTGCCTTCTACAGCCAGATGGTGCAGAACGGAATCATGACCCGCGACGAATGCCGGCGCCTGGAGAACTTGCCGGTCCACGGCGGTCAGGCTGACGTGCTGACCGTGCAATCGAACCTCCTTCCTATCGACCAGCTGGGCCTGGGTGGCGATGGCGCTACCCAAGCTCGCCAGGCGCTTAATGCCTGGCTTTCACAAGACAAGGTGACAGAACAATGAGCTTCAAGACAATGGCGCGCAAGCGCGTTCCCTTCGTTGCGGACGAAGTGAAGGACGACGGCACTTTCAGTGGCTATGCCTCGATCTTCGGGAATGTTGACCTCGGCCGGGACATCGTCCTGCCCGGCGCGTTCACCAAGAGCCTGGCCAGACTGAAAGCCTCGGGCGATCCGCTGCCGCTGCTGTGGCAGCACGATGAAACGCAGCCCATCGGCGGTTATGACGAGCTGGAAGAGGATGAGCGCGGCCTGCGCGTGAAGGGCTTCCTGCTCAAGGACGATATTCCGCTGGCGGCGCAGGCGCATTCGCTCATGAAGCGCCGCATCGTCAAGGGCCTGTCCATCGGCTACTACGTCCTGGACGACAGCTGGAACGAGAAGGACCGTGTCCGCTCTCTGAAGGAGCTCGACCTCCTGGAGGTGAGCGCCGTGACCTTCCCCATGAACACTGAGGCGCTGATCGACAGCGTGAAGTCCCGCCTGCACGGCGGGAAGCTGCCGAGCCTCCCCGAATTCGAGGGCATCTTGCGTGAGGCAGGGTTCTCGAAGAGTCAGGCCACGATTGTCGCCAGTCGCGGCCTGAAGACCCTGCTTGACCGGAGTGAGTCCGGTGGCAACGACGGCGGCATCCTGGCTTCGCTGCAAGCCTTCAATTTCAATCCATGAGGAAAACTATGAATCAAGTTCGCGCAATCTACGCGGCGATCTCCAAGAAGATGGCCGCAGCAATCACCTACACCGGCGAGTTCCTGCACGCCTATCTGTTCATCTACATGGTGCGCACCGGCGGCATCCTGTTCGAGGGCGATCCCGAGCCGATCATGAAGGAGCTCAAGCGCATCGGCGACCAGGTCAAGGAAGTTGGCGAAAAGGCGCTGAAGGAAGCCGAGAAGGCCGGGGAGCTGTCGCAGGACACGAAGAAGAAGGTCGACGAACTGCTGGTCAAGCAAGGTGAATTGCAGGCTCGCCTGCAGGAGACCGAACAGAAACTCGATAAGCATGCCACCGGCCCCGCATCGGTGGAATACAAGTCCATCGGCGGCCAGGTGGTCGAATCCGATGAACTGAAGGAATACGTCAAGGAAGGCAACTTCAAGAAGAGCATCACCGTGCAGGTCAAGGCTGTGACCAGCGCCGCCAACAGTGTCGGTGCCGCCGTGGCGCCGGATCGCCTGGCGGGCATCGTGACCCTGCCGCAACAGCGCCTGACCGTGCGCGACCTGCTGTCTCCTGGTCGTACCTCCTCGAACCTGATCCAGTACATCAAGGAGACCGGCTTCGTGAACAATGCAGGGATGGTCGCCGAGGGCACGAAGAAGCCCGAGTCGAGCATTACCATGACCGAGGCGCAATCGGTGGTGGCCAAGATCGCGCACTTCATCAAGGCATCGTCGGAAATCATGTCCGACTTCCCGGCGCTGCAGTCGATCATCGATACGCGCCTGCGCTATGGCCTGGCGCTGATCGAAGAAGCCCAACTGCTGAAGGGTTCCGGCGTGGGCAACAATCTGAACGGCATCTATACCCAGGCCAGCCAGTACGCCGCGCCCATCGTGATCAACAATCCCACGCGCATCGATGTGCTGCGCCTGGCTCTGCTGCAGGCTGAGCTGGCGGAATACCCGTCCACCGGCATCGTGCTGAACCCGGCCGACTGGACTGCCATCGAACTGCAGAAGGACTCCACGGGTGCCTACATCTTCGCCAATCCGCAGTCCACTGCGCAGCCTGGCCTGTGGGGCCGGCCGGTGGTCACCACTAAGTCCATGACCGTTGACGAGTTCCTGGTCGGCGCCTTCAAGATGGGTGCACAGATCTTCGACCGCGAGCAGGCCAGCGTCACCATCGCTACGCAAAACGAAGACGACTTCGTGAAGAATCTGGTCACGATCCTGGCCGAAGAGCGCCTGGCACTGGCGGATTACCGTCCCGAAGCCTTCGTCAAGGGCGACCTGACGCCGGCAGCGGCCTGATCGGCGCTGGTCTACATCGCAACTTGACGCCGGCGCCATCCGGCGTCGGCATAGGAGAAATCGAATGGATGTGAAAGTTATTGCGCGTCAGTCGCTCATGCATGGTCGCCTCAATTTGCGCAAGGGAGAAGAGGCCACCATTCCCGAAGCCGTGGCAGCCGAGCTGGAGCGTGTGTCGCTGGTGAAACGGGTGGAGGTGGAAGCCGCTGCTCCGGCAGCGCCCGCTAAAGGCGGCGCCGCGACGGCCCGTGGCAGCCGTTCCAAGAAGGAATCGCCTTCGGGCAACGGTGCGCAGATGCCCGCTCCGGCTGGAGAGACGAAGCCGAATGCGCCTCCAGCGGACGCAAGCGCCGGCAATCTGGCCGAGGGCGGGCAAGGTGGCCAGGGAGGGAAACAGGGTGACGTAGTGCAGACGTCTGCACAAGGACCTGACGCGCCGACAGGCGACCAGGCGCCGCCTGCCGGTGAGCAGGGTGGCGCAGAGCCAGATGCCGGAGCTGGTGGTGGCGAGGAGGATTGATCCATGTCCCTCGTTTCCCTCGACGTGGCCAAGATGCATCTGAAGGTGGACGAGGTCGATGAGGATGCCGGCATTGCGATCTACCTGGGAGCAGCAGAGGCGACGGCGGTGGAGTTTCTCAACCGCCAAGTGTTTGAGTCGGACGAAAAACTGACGCAGGCGGTTGCCGCAGATACGGCGGGGGAAGCGCCTATGGTCGTTAATCCTGCCATTCAGGCTGCCATCTTGCTGATCCTCGGCCATCTCTATGAGCATCGCTCGGACGTGGTGGCGGTGCGAGACATCTACGAGCTGCCACGCGGATCGCAGTCCCTGCTGCAGCCGTATCGCAAGTGTATGGGGGTCTGATGACACTCGATGAACCGATGGCCGGCGAGCTGAATCGCCGGATCGAGATCCGCCACCGCCAGGATTTGCCGCTGGCCGATGCCGAACTTTCTCATGAGTTCGGGGGAAGCCGGCGCCGCTGGGCCAAGATCGAGCCGGTGGGTGCTGCCACCTATGCCGGGAGCGTGCAGATTGAGGAGAAGGTCACTCATCGCGTCTTCCTGCGCCGGATCTCGGGCATTACGTCCGATCATGAAATCGTGCACGGCGACCAGGTGTACCGGGTGCGGCGGTCGATGGCGATGAATGGCGCGCCGCGTTTCACTCTGCTGGAAGTCGAGGAGCTCTGACATGGCAAAAGATCAAGGCTTCTATCTTCACTTCGAAGGCTTTGACGGCTTCGACAAGAAGATCGATTTCGACAAGAAAGAGATCCGCCGTGCCATGCGTCAATCTGGCCGCGTTGTTCAGCAGGCCGCCCGCAAGCTGGTTGCGAAGTCGATGCGCTCCCAGCCTGGCGCCTATCCTGGCCGCCGTACAGGGCGGCTGCAGCGCTCCATCAAGCTCAAGGTATCGCGGTCGGGCTTCTTGGTCCGGGTGGCGCCGCAGTTGACCTCGGACATGAAGCAGTTCTATCCGGCCTTCCTATATTACGGCGTCAGGCGCAAGCCGGGCGGCAAGCGTAAGGCTGGAGGGAAGGGCAGCGGCAGCAATCGTGTCGAGCCACGTGGGAACTACATGGTCGACGCGCTCAATGATCGCAGTGAAGAAGTGCGGCGGATGCTGCAGTCGGCCTTCGCGAAGGCCCTCGATATCAAGTAAGGATCCCTATGAAGCTGAGTCCCGTTGTCGCGCAGTTGCGCGACCGCGTACCATTTTTTGCGCGCCGCGTCTTTGGCGGTATCGACTGGGAAGCGCTGGAGGAGAGCGCCAAGCTGGCCATGCCTTGTGCGTATGTGATCGTCGGCGATTCGGACGCTGAGCGTAACAAGTACCAGAGCCTGGTGGCCCAGGACGTCACCGATCAGTTTGATGTGGTGGTGGTGCTGGAGGCTCCGAATGGTCAGGACCTGGAGCGCATTGACGACGTGCATATGGTGCGCACCCTCCTGTCGCTGGCACTGGTCGGCTGGAAGCCCATGCCGGACTTTGATCCCATCGAGTTCGTCGGCGGCCAGCTGATCCTGCAGAACCGGTCCCGCATCGTCTATCGCTTCTCCTATCTCACTGAGTTCCAACTCGGTCGAGGAGACGCGGCGGGGCCGGCCGAGAACTGGGGCGATGTGGTACGCGACGAGCTCCCCAGGCTCGAAGGCGTCAAGTTCGAATTGGACGCTATCGATCCGATGGCGGACAAAAACCTGAAGTACCCCGGCCCGGATGGGCGTATTGAAATCACCATCAACCAGGAGTTTACAAGTGAGTAATGACCGCTCCATGTTCGTCAAGCCGGGCGAGGGACGTGTTGTCCATGACCCCGAGCGTAACGACGATCTTCCGGCCGAGGGCCGGAGTGTTCCGCGTACTGCTTATTGGGTACGTGCCGTGAATTCCGGCGACGTTGTGATCGTGAAGAGCGATGACGCCGCCGGCACCGCAAAGCCGTCCGGCAAGTCCGTGGCCAAGCCCGCGTCGAATGAAGGAGAGTCGAAATGACAGTTCCGTTCAACAATACGCCGGCTGATGCCAACGTGCCATTGTTCTACGGCGAGATGGACAACAGCATGGCCAACAGCGCAACCTCGACGCTGCGCCGCCTGCTGATTGCCCAGGTCAACGATGACCAGGTGCTGCTGGTCAGCCAGCTGCAGCCCATGGCGCGCGTCAGTGATGCCGTGGCCTTGGGCGGCGCTGGCTCGATGCTCGCGACCATGTATGCCACTTGGCGCAAGTCCGACCCGGCCGGCGAGGTATGGGTGTTGCCGGTGAAGGTAGTCACGGGGACTGCCGCAGCCGGCAAGATTACCTTTGCGGGGGCTGCGACCGAGGGTGGTGTGTTGAATCTGTACGTGGGCGCCACCCGCGTACGTGCGACAGTGGTGATCGGCCAGACCGCTGCCGAGAGCGCGGCGGCCATTGCCGCTGCCATCAATGCGGCCGGCTTGCCGGTGACAGCGGCCGCCGCTGCAGGCGAGGTCACTTTGACCTGCCGCTGGAAGGGTGATACCGGCAACGATATTCGCCTGGCTATGAATTTCAAGGGCGCCTCGGCCAACGAGAAGACGCCGGCAGGGCTCACGGTCGCCCTGACGAACCTGACCGGCGGCGCCGGTTCTCCGGATCTGGTGTCTCTGCTGGCGCTGGTGGGCGATGAGCCATTCGAGTTCATCTGCCATCCTTATTCGGACTCGGCCAGCCTGGATGACTTCAAGGAATGGATGAACGACAGCTCGGGTCGCTGGTCCTTCGCCCAGCAGTTGTGGGGCCATGTCTACACCGGGCGCCGTGGCACGATGGGCCAGCTGTCGGCATTCGGAAAGGATCGCAACGATGCGCACATGACCATCGAAGGCTTCGAGCCGACCAAGCCTGACTTGATCTGGGATGACGTGGCCGCCTACACCGCCCGCCAGGCAGCGTTCATCTCGGCCGATCCGGCGCGGCCGACGCAGACTGGTGAGCTGGTCGGTTCCACC